TCTACCAACAATTCCCTCTTGTGCTTGTATACGAGCACCAAGTTTTTTCTCTGCTTCTACAAATTCTGCACCACCTGCTAATTTATTAATAATCCATTCACCACCTTTAAATACTAATACACCAAGTGCAATAGCAGCAAGAACTTTAAGTCCAAGAGGACTTGCAAATAATTTAACTGCACCAATTATCATTGGTACAGCAGCAGTCACAATATTAAAAACACCAGCAAGAGGTCCAATAATCTGAGCTACTGCTGCCACTCCCAAACCACCTACTATCCATTTCCAGTGATCTTTTATGAATCCAAACCATCCCTCTAACTTTTCTTTATTCTTATCATCCTTTAACCAATTAAATGCAAAATCAACTGCAATTCCACCAGTTATAGTTTTAACAAAATCAAATATTTTACTAAACATTCCCTGTATAGGAGCAACTACTTTTTTTGCAGATTCTCCTAGTTTACGTTCAGATTTTTTTCTATTCTTTTCTATATTTTCTTCTTCTTCTTTAAATTTTTCTTTTGATGATTGTTTTTCTAATTTTTTATTTTCTTCATTCTGTTCTAGAATACGATTACCAAAATCAAGTGCTAATTGTTGTTGAATTTCTACAAGAATATTATTTGTCTCCATCAAAGATGATGTAATCCTCTCAGCATTATTTGCTCTCTTTTCCAAACTTACAATATCATCAATCAATCCAACATTTGTTCTTAATTGATTAGTATTAAGTTTAAGAATAGAGGGTTTAAATTTTGCTGCATTAGAAAGTCCACCTCCTTTAATCTTTGCGGAGGATATATTACCTATATTAAAATTTAATCCTTTAATTGCCACTTTGTTGTGCTTTTAAATTTTCCTCTTCAATATACTGTTGTAATAGAGAAAGATAAACTTCTCGTTCCCACGGAATCATGTTTTCGAGCTCTGTTAATGAATATTTATGGTGTTGCATCAGAGCAAAATTAATCTTATAGTATGACTCAAGATTAGTATGAGCCATACCTAGCTGAAAAAACTTGCTAATCCCTCCAGTACAACTTCAGACTCTACACTTGTTTTGGGGTTTTTTACCTTAACTGTATGAGAAAGTTTAGGCATTGTAGTAAAAAAACTTTCAATTTGTTTAAACTGTTTTGTGTTTAATTGATCCACAAATTCTGTAAGTTCTTTCTTGGTAGAATCAGTAGCACTCCAACTTTCTTCTTCATTGTATATTATATCAATACATGAAGTAATCATATCTAATGATTGAGAAACTTCACTTCTACTAGCATCAGATGCATCAAAATTATTTTCAATAAATTCATTTAATGATGGATACTTCAATTTCATCGAAAGATTATCATCAAGTTTAATAATATCCTTATGTTTTTTATCTTTCTTAACTTTGATAGAATCAATAGCAATCTCCATCTGTACTGATGTTTCTCCATCATCAGGACAAATTACATTTACTTCCACTGTCTCACCAACAGATTTAGCACGAACATTCAGGAACAAATATTCAATATCAAAGGTAGAAAGTTTTTCAATTTTAATACCTCTTGTAAGAATACATTGATTTAATATTTGAACAATCGCACTGGTAATCTGACTAGTATCTTCAGATTCCATTGCCATGATTAAGATTTTTTCTTCTCTTACTAGAAAAGGACGATATTTAATCTTCTTTGCAGTAGAAGGCAATACCAACTCAAATGTTGGGGTATTAATTTTTGGTAAAGGCATAATAAGCTAATAACAAGTCGTATATGTATATAGTAGAGTTTTTTAAAAGGAACCTGCTGGAAAAGTATTTCCATATTGTGCATTGTCGGCTCTAACTAATTGACCTGTGGTTTTAAGATTTTCTTTACTTATAGTATAACCACCCTCAACAGCAGCATCAGTATTTACGATTGGATTTTCATTTGTAGGATTATTATTATTACTAGATAAATCATTATCATTATTATTAAATAAACTCTGCGAAGGGTATCTACTGAACCTAGTATCAAGGAAAGTACGTGGTATATCATCAAAATCACTTACAGGAGAATTAATATAACTTCCTCTAGGATTCACAATATAACGATCATAATTGAAAGTAACACTAACTCTTAATAAATCGGCATCTCCATATGATACTGGAATAGAAGTCATAGTCTTCGGAAAAGCATTGATAAATTGATAATCTATCTGAGTTGTAATATCTTTCTCAAACTTAGATATAAACATTGTCTGAACTTTATAATCATCTGGATATCTGTATCTCTTATAATAATTATCACGTAACTCATTAATTTGATTATGAGATCCACTTGAAATAAAATCCATCCAACCTTCGAAAATTCTTAGATTAGTATAATCAGTATCAACATAAAAAGTGAAATCAATATCAGTATATAAACGAGTATGTGCAAACTCTTGAGGTACTCCCATAAAATTATCTTTCACTTCACCAGTCGCATATGATGTAGTTGGTAATACTGCCTCAGAACAAAGAAGACCACTCTTTCTTGATAGAAAAGTACCTGGATTGTTTATTCCAAGATATCCACCCAAATATTGTAATATTTCAGGTTTTAATGAAGAAAAACTTACAAGATACTGATTGGATTGTGAAATTTTACCAACCAGATCTTGCACTTGATTCATAGTAATACTTTGTACAAGCCTATTAGCCACTCTAAATACCTTATAAGATTCTTTTATTATTAGTTATTTAGATGACTTACAAAGGAAAATTCAGACCAAAGGTTCCAAATAAGTATCGAGGCGATTATACAAACATAATATATCGCTCTTCGTGGGAACTTAAATTCATGAAATACTGTGATACAAACAGGAATATATTAGAGTGGGGAAGTGAAGAAGTCATAGTTCCATATCGTTCACCTATTGATAATAGATATCATAGATACTTTCCAGATTTCTATATTAAAGTAAGAGAAAGTACAGGAAAGATTAAAAGAATGATAATTGAAATAAAACCCCAAAAACAATGTATAGAACCAAAAGTTCAAAAAAGAAAAACAAAGAGTTATGTATATCAAGTTTGTGAATATGCCAGAAATCAAGCAAAATGGGAAGCAGCAAAAGAATTCTGTGAAGATAGGCAGTGGGAATTTAAAGTACTTACAGAGAATGAATTAGGTATAAAATAATGAGTCGTATTAGATCTGTAAGAAATAATTTAATTGGAACTGAAGATGCTGATGATTTAATGTTTGAAATTATAAGTGTTCTAAGTGAGGGTAATAAGATTCCAGAGGTAGGTAATTTTTATGTATTTGTTTATAATCCAAAAACACCTAATATTAGATACGATCAAAATCCATTAGTAGCAGTCACTGAAGTTTTAGAATGGGGATTCCGTGGAATCAATTTTCATTGGGGTGAACCTCGACAATACACATGGAGTGAAGTAGCAGGAGGTCTCTATCAAGTATATAATGATGAGCTAAATGACCTCGATGCAATACCTTTCTCTAAAATTCTCATAAATAGATAAAAAAGAATATAATGCCACAAACTGTTCTTCGATATCCATTAAAAATATTTACAGAAGAGACTGATTATCTACAAGTAGATGTGCAGGAATATCTTCCTGTTGGTGGTGGAAGAGGATTTAATGCAGATAAAAATATAGATACAAGAACTATTACAAGTGATCCCAATAGCAGATTTAGAAGAAATAGTACTAAAAGACCCATAAGTACTATATTATTACCAATACCATCAACTATCCAAGATGGTAATGCTGTTAGTTATAAAGATGATACTCTTAATAGTGTGACTGGTGCAGCAGTTTCTGGTGTATCAAATCTTATATCAGGTGTTTCTGGTGCACTTTCTGCAGGAGGAAACAAATTTGAAAATGCTAGAAAGGAAGCAGAAGCAGCGATTGTGAATGCATTATCTGATTCAGGAATTAAGATGGGTATTGCTCAAGATTTAGCAAAAAAATATATATCAGGTGAAGCAGTAAAAATATTTGGTGGTAATGTAACGGTACAACAATTATTACAAAGAGAACAAGGAGAACTTTTTAATCCAAATATGGAACTTCTTTTTAATGGTCCGACATTAAGAGCATTCAAGTTTTCGTTTAAAATGATGCCAAGAAATAGAGATGAATCAGAACAAGTTAAAAATATCATAAGAACATTCAAGAAAAGTATGTCACCTAAGACTGTACAGTCTCGTGCATTTCTAAAAACACCAAACATATTTGAATTAAGATATAGACAAGGAAGCACAGAGCATAGATTCTTGAATAAATTCAAACAATGTTTTTTACAAGATATATCAATCAATTATACTGGTGAAGGCAATTATGCTACTTACGGAGATGGAACACCTATCTCCATGATAATGGATTTAACATTCAAAGAACTTGAACCAATTTACGATATTGATTATGATGATCCAATTACAGGATTACCAAGAGACAGCACAGTAGGTTATTAAAATGGGATATTTTAGAGAACTACCAAATTTAGATTATCAATCATTCATATCTAAGGGTAATAATGCATCTGGTAATTTTATACGTGTAAAAAATCTTTTCAGAAGATCCAAAATACGTGATGACTTACAAAATGTTTTTACATTATTTAATAAGTACCAAATAAAAGAAGGTGCAAGACCTGATAATGTTGCCGAAGAATTTTATGGTGATCCTGAATTAGATTATGTTGTTATTATTACTGCAGGTATTATTAATATAAGAGATGAATGGCCACTATCAAATAAAGAATTATATGAATATTCTCTTGATATTTACGGAGATTATTTGAGTGATGTGCATCATTGGGAAACAAAAGAAGTAAAAGATCTGAACGGTAAATTAATTTTACCAAAAGGAAAAATAGTAGATTCTACATTTACAATACCAGATCCAGATTTATATACTAATACATTAAATCCTGTAGCATCTATTAGTAACTTTGAATATGAAACAATGAAAAATAATGAAAAAAGATCAATATATATTTTAAAAATAGAATATCTACAACAATTCTTGAATGATATGAGAAATGAAATGATTTATTCCAGATCCTCTCAATATGTGAATGACAACGTAATTAAGACGGAAAATACTAAAATTACAATATCATAAAAAAAGGGGTCTTAACGACCCCTTTGTTATATTATTCTGATGCCAGTTGAGCAAAATACGATAATGTATCATCATCATCTTCGGCAGGTGCCTTTGACACAGCAGCAGTAACTAATTGTTCTGCTGAACCACGATTGTCATCTTCATCAACAGTTTCTACATCTTCACGAACTGTAGTCTTATTACCAAGAACATAACCAAGACGCTTCTTCAACTCATCATAAGACTTAAACTGATCAGCAGCAACAAATTCTGATAGAGAACTTTCTTTCTTCCAGAGTGCTTCTAGTGCATCATCATCATCC